CGGTAGTCACAACCTATGCCAATTTCAGGGAAAATCAGGAACTTTTAAAGCGTGAGTTTGATTTGGTTGTTTATGACGAAAGTCATCGACTGATGGAAGAAAAGAAGGGTGCAACGTCTTCTACGACTACTTCTCATTATGCCATTTCAAATAAAGATTTAAGTTCAGCACTTGGAAGACTTCAGACTGTTCACCCGGTTTGGATTGAATCAAAATCATTGTTTGAAAAATATACTCAGGCCAATAAGAACTTTAATGCCAATATAGATTTGATGGATTGGCAAGTTGCTGACCGTGTTGAAGAAATTAAGAAAATGAATGATCGTTTGGAAGATTTGGACGATCAAAAGAAAATGCTACTTCCAGGACTTCAGGAGCAGGCAAAACAAGCCGTTGAGCGCACAAAAGTTGTTTTCCTTTCTGCTACTCCATTCAAAGGACATTTCAACCTAAGATATGCCAACGGTATTTTATTTGACTGGGGAAATGAAACTGTAACGAACGGAAGAGGAAGTCGCGTTAATCCGGAAGCAAGATTCTTCCTTGACAACTTTGGCGGTGCCTACGAATGGAGATACCACAAACTGCAAGCCAGAAGGAATGCCAATGCGGATGCAATAGCCATGCAGGAAATACAGTTTGCTCAGAAATTAATGAGTCAGGGTGTGATGTCTGGCAGAGCCATTGAGAGCGATAAGGATTATTCCAGAGAGTTTCCATTGGTTGCACTTGAACAGGCCGAAGTATTCAATAAAGCACTGAACGAAATTTATTCAGAAGAGTTTAATGGATTATCAGCAGCAGCCGGAAAGGTGTTCAGTGACTATAATTATACTACCAAGTTATTTGAATCACTGAAAGCATCAATGAGCATTAGTCGCATTCAAGATCATTTGGACTTAGGACGTAAGGTTATTGTGTTCCATCGCAGGAAACAAGCCAATGTGCTTCCTCCATTCCAACAAATACTTGATGTAACCAGAATAAATGCAAAGGCAGTATTGGCCGGAGCAGACGAAAATACCTCAGAAAAAACTATCGATGAAGCAAACCAGGCGTTAGGTCATGCTGATTTATTTGAAAGTAAGTATGCCGATCTTTTAAGGTATGAACAAACTTTAAATTACAATCCGGCCATTGATCAGATTCAGGCAGCGTTCCCCGGCAAAGTAGTTACAATGAATGGTGATACTCCAAAGAAAGATAAATCAGGAAACGTCAAGCTTTTCAATGATGATGATTCAGGGAAGGATATTTTTGTAGTTCAGGAAGAAGCCGGGAAAGAAGGTATTTCCTTGCACGACATAACCGGAAACCATCAAAGGGTACTGATTAGTCTTTCGCTTCCTATTTCGTCAACTACTGCCCTACAAATCGAAGGCAGACCGTACAGGATCGGCAATGAATCGGATGCCATATTTGAATATCCACTTTTAGGACTTGATCAGGAAATTATTGATTTTGGATCCAAAGTAAACAAGAAACTATCCACAACCGAGAATTTGGCTATTGGTGATCAGGCCAGAGATTTACTACGCTCATTCGCTGAAGGTGTTCTCTTTAATTCAGGAACCGAAAGACCGAATATCAATCAGGGAAAAGGCGGCAAAGAGTACGACAAAAAAGCACAAGAAACACTTTCAGAGTTTAGGAAAGCGGTTCTGGTGTACAATACCAACCAGAAAACAAGTGGCCGGAGAGATCAGCGCGAAGGTGTTGACTATTTCGCAACCCCGGAACCAGTAGGACAAAAAATGGTTGAATGGTTAAATCTTGCACCGGAAGAAACAGGACTTGAACCAAGTGCCGGACATGGTGCAATAGCAATGTGGTTCCCGAAACATTCAAACATTACAGCCATTGAGCCATCATTCAGCCTTTACAGCAAGCTTAATGCTCGTTCTGGCGGCGGTGACAAGAAGATTGTCAATTCAAACTTTGAGGACTTCAATATCATCAATAAATTCAATGGTGTTGCCATGAATCCACCTTTCGGAAGTGGAGGAAAAACAGCAATGGATCATGTTGAAAAAGCATTTCACCATTTGAAAGACGGAGGCCGATTGGTTGCTATCATTCCGAATGGTCCAAGCATGACCAAAAGACTTGATGCTTTCCTTTACGGTGAAAATGAAAAAGGAAAACTATTGAATCCTGAAGCTTTTTTAATCGGACAAATACAATTGCCACCAGTAGCTTTTGAGCAGGCAGGAACGGCAGTAAGTAGCCGTGTTATAATTATTGAGCGACACATTACGGCACCGGAAAGCCTTGAATCAGGTTTTAACTACGATCTTTCCGACATTAAAAAAGTTGATTTTCTGTTTGATGAAATTGAAAACATCGAAATTCCGAAAACAAAAAGAAGAGAACCGGAAATTGATAGGAATATTCCCATCATAGACATTCTGCAAAGTGCCAAAGAAGGAACATTAAAAGAATCAACCGGTTCCAAATTGTTACCAGTCGAAGAGTTTAAACACACTCAGACCGGCCAGATACTTTACAACGTCAAGATCAACGGACGTTCAGACGAATACGATAAATTTTCTCAGGTTGCCAAAAAATACAAACCTTATACCGCTTCAAAACCTTGGAACCGATATTCGAAAGGATTCCTTTTCAATACCAAAGATGATGCTATCCGGTTTAAAAATGAGGTTGAAGGTGACAATGTTCCCATGTTCTCCATTATCGGAGAAAAAGGAGCAGCCAACATTGAAGAATTAGTTGATAATTTAACCGTAGCCAAAGAAATGACAGAAGCCGGCAAGGATGCTAAAACTATCTTTCTGGCTACCGGATGGGAAAAGTTCCCTGATGGATGGAAATATGATTTGCCAGACGGAGAAATGAAAATAACTTCATCAAAAGCAACCGATCTTGAAAATGTAATCAACGACCCTAATTTATTTGAAGCATATACAGAATTAAAAGGACTTGCAACAAATGTAGTAATTGAGGGTATTGTCAGGCCGGGAGGTTCATATACTCCCTTTAAAGACAGAAGCGGTGAGGGATTATTTGATATTCAGCCTGAGATAAACGTAAGGGCAATTGACATTGAGAGTGCAAAATCTACTCTTTACCATGAAATTCAGCACGCTATCCAAGATATTGAAGGGTTTGCAAGAGGTGGACAGCCTGAAATAATTGCAAGTCTAAAAATTGGAGAAGATGCCTTTAAAAAGATATTCCCAAAACTTGAAGATAATTTCAAAAAATTAGAGTGGGAACACCAAGAAAGACAAAAACAGTATTGGGCAAATAGAAAGCCTGGCGATCAAAGAACTGAAGAGCAGATAGACGAAACGGCCAAAGTGTCGCTTGAAATTCAAAATCTTCGATATATGATTCTTTCATACAAAAAGGATGGATTCATTGAAGAGCGAGGAAGGTATGAACTTTACAAGCGTCTTGCCGGAGAAGTAGAATCCAGAAACGTACAATCAAGATTAAGCCTTTCTCCTGAACAAAGGCGCGAACAGATGCTTTCTGAAACTCAGGACGTAGCCGAAGATCAAAAGATTTACATTCAGGATGCCATTGATAAGGCCTATTCAATTAGCGACAACCCAACCTACAGCCGCAGTCTTATTGCCGACATTGAAGCAGCAGCCAAATATCAAAGCGATGTTCATTACATGGATAAAGCCGAAGCCGCTAAATTTGCCAAAGGTAAAGTATCAGACACAGCCGTAAAGGAAATTGAGAAACTGAATTGGATGGGTTTAGCGATTGAAAACAATATCATTATCAATCCTTCAGTAACCGATAAGATTAAATTATTCAGAACCTGGGCACACGAAAAGTCACACATCCAGATTGCAAGAGAATTTAACAGCTTCAGGGAAAAGACTGTTCACTTTACCGAAATGTTCAGACGTATTACTCCCGAAGAATTAACAAGGGTGTTGGGTGACAATTACAGCAAGAGATCAGAGGCTATACAAGCCGAAGAGTACTATTGTCATTTAGCTGAAGAATACGCCATTAGTGGAGATATTAAAGGCGAAAACGTACAACCAGAGATTAAAAACCATATCTTTGATATTGTCGATGGATTCATTTCAATTAAAACTATAAAAGATGTCATTAACAACCACAATTCAACTTCTCAACGAAATAGAGAAATCGAACGGAACACTGGAGGAAAAGGAATTGCTGACCAAAGCAGCGAACGAGGAAATTCCGTGGACGAAGGAAATGGACGAACTGCTACTCAAAGTTCTGCCCGAATAGACAAATCACTTCCTCTTTTAGATTATCTTTCCAAAGCCAAAGAACAGGTTTCGTCTAAACTTGCGTCTAAGCAAGCTCCAAATACTATCCTAATAGACGGAATATCCAGATCAACCTTAAACAGTAATGGTAAACCTATTGCTAATTCAGAAGAAGGAATAAGAAACTTTTGGAAATGGTTTGGAGATTCAAAAGTAGTTGATTCTGAAGGTAGGCCGTTAGTGGTTTATCATGGTTCGTTTGGAAACTTTGAAGAATTTGCACCTGAATATCTAGGAAGTAATACTGAAGCCGGAAGCGCAAAAGAAGGATTTTTCTTTGCATCAAATCCCAAAGTTGCTACAAGTTATGCTTCAAGTTTTGCATTAAAGGCTAAGGCATTAATGAAAAGGGCAGATGAAGCAAGGAGTGAAATTGAATCCTTGACCGGACACCAATATATGACTGCTGCTTTTAATGTTTTCAGACAGTCAAGAGGTGAAAATAACTATTCTCCTGAAGTTATTGAAAAACTAAACAAGCTGATAAAAAGAGTCCAAGATGCTGAAGACGTAGAAAATCAGGATGAATATTTTATGCCTGAGATAAAGCTTGCAAGAAGTGGAAAGTTAATTGAATCATTCATAAGCCTTCAAAATCCATTAATCAAAGACTATCAGGGTGAATATTTCAGGGATGAAAAATATATTGATGTAATTAACAAGGCCAAAGCAGCCGGACATGATGGGGTGATATTCAGGAATACATTTGATGGAATGGATGCAAAATCTCATTCAGAACAAACAGATGTAATTGTTGCTTTTTCCCCTTCTCAAATCAAATCAACCGGAAACAACGGTTCTTTCAATCCTGACGATAACAACATTAACTTCAAGATAGAACCGCTTGACTCTTACCTTGCCAACGCAGCCGAACAGTACAAGGAAAAACAAAAGACCAAGCGCAACTTTGCCGAGGTTAAAGAAAAAGTACGCGAGTTTATCCAAGACCATGATTTACCTATCCGTAGGCTCGAAGAATTGGTTAAAAAAGGCGGTGGAGTTATTAAGGATAATATGAAACCTTACCGCGACATGAGTAATTCTTATGGAAGGAATGAAACCCTTTATAAGAACTTCTCAAAGGATAAGATGGAACCGGTAATTAAAACCATTTCCAAAATTATCAAGTCGGGAGTATCGGGCATTGAGGTTTTACCTTACATGATCTCAAAACATGCCATTGAAAGAAACGCTTATATGCGTGAAAACGAGTTCAAAGAATGGGAAGAATCAGCCAATGCAGACTTACAAAAATGGACTGATGCCAATATTGATATTCCACAAGCCACCAAAGACCGAAAAGCCAAAGAGTTCGAGGATGAATCACAGGCCAAACGAGCCGAATTGCAGAAGAAAGACTATTCGGGAGTAAAAGGGTTCGATCCTGAAAAAAGGTTCGACAATCCTGATGAATTAGCTCAATCTATCGTTGATGAATTTGAGGATAAAGTATCGATTGGTTTGGTTGACGAACTTTGGGAAAACGTCAAAGAAGCATCCAACGATATTGTGAACTTCTGGAAGGCCGGACAAACCATGTCGGCAGAACAGGCCGAAATTACCAAGAACCGGTTTAAGTACTTTATTCCCTTGCGTGGATGGAGAGAAGGAGCCGCAAAACAGTTGGCCTACAAAAAAGGTGACGGATTCGCCAGTTCATTACAAAGAGCAAAGGGAAGAACTTCATTCGCTGAAAATCCTTTGGCCTACCTTCAGCAAACAGCATTTAAAGCCATTGGCGAACAAGTGGATAATGAGGTTAAAACTTCGTTACTCAATTTGGTGACCGGAAACTACGATACAGAGTTCCAGAAGTACTATCGTTTGAAAAAAGCCTACTATGTGAAGGTCAATCTTCCTGATGGTTCTTTTGAATGGGAAATGACCATGGACCGGCCAAGTGAAGAAATGTTTGCTTCTGGCGATGCTAAGACTAAAATCTACGAACAGTATCAGAAGTTAAGGACACCTTCACAGGCACACGAACACGAAATATATATCAAGCGACCAAATGGCGATATGATTGTAGTTATGTCGGACGAAATGCTTCCGGTGGCTCAGGCCATGAACCACAAGAACACGATGTACCGCAATATCTTTACCGGAGAAATTAACGATGCTGAGTTCTGGAACAAACCATTAAGCGCGACAATCGGAACACTGAACAACTCTTTAAAAGCCATGTACACTGCCTGGAATGTTGTTTTCCCATTGACAAACTTCGCCAGGGATATTCAGGAATACCCAAATTACCTACCGAGCCTTTTAATTCGGCTACCACGTTGTTTATTCCCAAACCTTGCGGTGGAGAAACAACCACTACACCCCCAATTTCCTTGTAGTCTGCGCCAATCTGCTCTGGTGTTTTGTCTCCCATCGCATCACGGTGAATAACCAACGTGTTTTTTACTGAGGATCCTAAAATCATATCCTGAAGGATCAGCAACCGATTAACCTGGCGTTGTGCATCGATCAAATCAGAAGCTAGCCCGACGATTTTACCATCCAATAAAGGATAAGGCAGTACAATGAATGGGTGCGTACCATGCCAGTAAGGTGTTTCTCCTTCACGTAAAATATGACCGTAAGGCGAATAGAACGAATAAAACCATTTTTTCACATACTCCCAACGTCCTTCATAAAGCGGTACTTCTTCCGGAGGAACTCCGGCCAAACCATATTGAGCAATACGATTTGCATTTAATCGGTCAAGGTCTTTTTGCGTCCAGTCTGTTTCATCTTCGGTGCCGTTCATCCAGTCGTGTACAATCAAAACTTTAACGATTCGCTGTTCCCACGATTCAATTACACGACATTTTGAAATATCTCGCGGAATGTAAAAGTCTCTTGAATAATGATGGTCTGAATCCAGTCCGTAGGTATCAACAAACTGTTTGTCGGTTCCGGAATAAATCTGCCTTATCTTGGCTTCGCGCTCCGGCGAATAGCCTCCTTTTGGGTTGTTGGCAAATTTGATAATCACATCATCCAGCGTCCAATCGTGCAACTGCCCGATAACCCGAATATCCATACCGCGAATATCCTGAATGTCTCCATTGAAAAATACAGCGGTCGGGTGTACATTTCGAACCACTACATCCATTTTCTTTAACGCTGGTACACGTTCATAGCAAATACGCTGAATGGGAAGCCCTGAGATCAAAAGTTCTTCCAATGCCCGGGCATCGATTTCTTTGGCGTTATTGATTGAGGTCAAGGAATACTGAAGAGCGTTGCTCAACATTTCAGACTCTTTGCTTTTTTCTGGTGTCCGGGCCACAACAACCGATTTACTGGTGTCGGTTCTGAATTGTCCTTCCAATGAACGGATGGTAGATTTGATCAGATTTTGTTTCAGTGGCGTTTTACCCTGATTCATAATGTGAACATCTTCCCGGATTGGATTTCCGAACTTATCAAGAGTAGTTTCAAACCATTGATCACCGTTATAATACCGGGCGGCACGTTCGCGCTGTTTGCGGAAAGAATATAAACTTTCGTAGTGCTGCCGGTAAACATCCAATTGCCTGATAGAAAAAGTATCATCGCTTATTGGAGCCTCTTTTTTAACCGCTGATTTGACTCCCATTTTCGACATGGTAAGTCCGGGCCTGATTGATAGTGTCTTTTGTGGTGTCATGGCTTATTTTCTATTATATTTTTGTTTCACTTCTTTTACTGCCTGAATGGCTTCCTTCATGGTGTTAGTTACTTCTTCGCTTCCTTCGGCTGTCTTGTAATCCATGTACTTCATTTGAAGGGTTAAGCGTTGGTCGTAGGCATCCAGAACGGCGTTATATTCGTTGTAATAACCACTTGGTGCCAATTCTTTGAACTTGGTTTTATCCTCCTGATTGAAGTATGAAGTTTTCAAAGCATCGAATTTTGATTCGGTACCGTCCGATTTCATATCGTAGTATTCACCAATGATTTTCCATTTGGCTTCCGGTATCTTCTTGAAGAATGAATTTAAGAACGGTGCATTTTTAAAGTCAACTTCTTTGTCTGGACTTGCGGCTTGCATGGCTGTGGTCAGAACATCATCAATAAACCTTCCAGTGCCTCCGGTATAACCTGTAATTAAATGCTCAATCATGGAAGGGTTAATATCCAAGAATCCCGGAACTTGTTTGATAACATCATCTTTTGCATAAAACCTGTTTTCGCTGTCACCACCTCCGGCCCGGAATAACCAATCGGTTGCAAATTTAATGGCCGGGTTCACATTATCCTTACCTAACCCTGAATCGGCTAATCTTGCCTCCTGTTCTTTGGTAAATGGCTCTTTAGCAATTTTGAAGCCCATGTAATCGCGGTTTTCGTCGATCTCGTTAATTGTCCGGTAAATAGTTGGAACTATCGGCGCGATACTAAATTCTCCGTCCTGAACAAATCCACCGACATCTACCGGGAGAAGTCCACCTAAGAAGTTCGAAATAGCTTTTCCGGACCCGGTTAACGCATCCATTTTACCATTGGTCACATCATACGCAATACTTCCGGCTGATTTAAACCCTCTCCAAAATTGAGAAAGCGGAATCCGAAGGTATTTGTCACTCTTTTCGCCTGAGATTAAGGCCGGAATATTTGGAATGATTAGGTAGTTTTCGCGGACATAGGCACTAATGTTGTAATAATCTTCATCATCGTCACCACCAGCTAAATCATTAAGCATGGCTTCAAGGAATCCAAGAGCCAACCAAGAGCCGGCCACAATACTGAATCTGCCGGGATGATCTTTGGTTAATTTGAAGTTCTTTTGCATGGATTGAATGGCTACATTCCAGAAAGCCCAAATAGAATCAAAGGCTTTGCTTGATTTTCCTTTACGGTTAAAGTTTACTGAAGCTTCTTTGGCATCACTGGCCGCATCACCCATTGACTTTCCGTTTTCGCGCGAAGTAATGTAAACACTAAACCGGGTAGCATCTTCAAATATCTGGTTCCATGCTTCAATAGCACTGACCGCATGACGTAACTGATCGGTAGTATATCCCCGGAATGAACCTTTGCGATTAGTGATATTCAGCTTTTTATTGATTTCTTTTTCAAGCTGATCGGGTGTTTTAAGGTGTGTAAATCCAGTGTTTCCTCCAACTGACCTAAATTCCTGAAGGTACATTCCATATTTCCCGGTTGGTGTTTTTCCTCTCAGGTCGCGGATGATCGCCGGGAAAGCATTTTTGTAATTAGCCAATACCAGGTGACCTGAATCTCCTTTGATGAATTGAGTAATACTTGCCTCCTGAATATCCCTGGCAAAGTTTGTCAATGGGAAAACAACATTCCAAGCGGTGTACATCGCCTTTAGGGTGTTGTTTAATGTTCCGATTGTTGCGCTTAATGGTTTATTCCAGAACTCAGCATCGTTAATCTCTCCGGTGAAGATATTGCGGTACATCGTATTCTTGTGATTCATAGCCTGAGCTACTGGAAGCATTTCGTCCGACATAACTACAATCATATCGCCGTTTGGTCGCTTGATATAGATTTCATGTTCGTGTGCCTGAGAAGGTGTCCGTAACTTCTGATATTGTTCGTAGATTTTAGTCTTGGCATCACCTGAAGCAAACATTTCTTCACTTGGTCTGTCCATTGTCATTTCCCATTCAAAAGAACCATCAGGAAGATTAACCTTCACGTAGTAGGCTTTTTTCAAACGATAGTACTTCTGAAATTCTGTATCGTAGTTTCCGGTAACCAAATTGAGTAATGAAGTTTTAACCTCATTATCTACCTGTTCACCAATAGCTTTAAAGGCTGTTTGCTGAAGGTAAGCCAAAGGATTTTCAGCGAACGAAGTTCTTCCCTTTGCACGTTGTAATGATCCGGCGAATCCATCACCTTTTTTGTAGGCCAATTGTTTTGCTGCTCCTTCTCTCCATCCACGTAAAGGAATGAAATACTTAAATCGGTTCTTTGTTATTTCGGCTTGTTCTGCAGACATGGTTTGTCCGGCTTTCCAGAAGTTCACAATATCGCTCGAAGCCTCTTTGACGTTTTCCCAAAGTTCATCTACTAAGCCAATCGAAACTTTATCCTCAAATTCATTAACAATAGACTGAGCCAATTCATCGGGGTTATCGAACCTTTTTTCAGGATCGAACCCTTTTACCCCGGAATAGTCTTTCTTCTGTAATTCGTCGCGTTTGGCCTGTGATTCATCGTTAAACTCTTTGACTTTGCGGTCTTTGGTCGCTTGTGGAATGTCAATGTTGGCATCAGTCCATTTTAATAGGTCTGCCTGTGCTGATTCTTCCCATTCCTTAAACTCATTTTCACGCATATAAGCGTTACGCTCAATGGCATGCTTCGAGATCATATAAGGCAAAACCTCAATTCCTGATACACCCGACTTGATAATCTTGGAAATGGTCTTGATCACCGGCTCCATCTTATCCTTTGAGAAGTTCTTATAAAGGGTTTCATTCCTTCCGTAAGAATTACTCATGTCGCGGTAGGGCTTCATGTTATCTTTAATGACTCCACCGCCTTTTTTTACCAATTCTTCGAGCCTACGGATAGGCAAGTCATGGTCTTGGATAAACTCGCGTACTTTCTCTTTAACTTCGGCAAGGTTGCGCCTTGTCTGTTTCTTTTCCTTGTATTGTTCGGCTGCATTGGAAAGTAAGGTTTCGGTAGGTACTTCGTATTGATTCCTTCTGAAGTTAATATTGTTATCTTCAGGTGAGAAGTTACCGTTGCTTCCGGTGCTGCTCTTGATTTGAGAAGGATAATAAACTGCATAATTTCCACCGTCACCCTCGTTAGTTTTAAATCCGTCATAATTATTTTCAAGTAAATACTCTTGGAATAATTTAGTTTCTAGTAGAACGAAATTATCGCTCCCAAGTGTTAGTACCTTGAACATTGCATCTTCGATGCTAATATTAGACTCTTCTCCCCACACTTCGCGTATATAGCTCATCCAATCTGGATCACCTCCATCAGTAGCCATACGCTCAAATCTTTCTTTTAATTCATCAGACCTGAGAATTTGTTTTACATCATTAACGACACTGCTTGTTAAGTTTTCCGGATCAAATATTTTTTTTGCTGACAAATAAAATTCCCCGACAAGTCCTTTGGCTGTATATCTTTTAGCTTCCCATTTATCTACTGCAAAAAATGAGAATGGACGAACATCTACTTTTTTTATTTTTTCAGGAGTAAATTCGGTGATATTATTCAAATTATCGCTTCCATGATATACCACTAACGGTCTACCTTCTGAATCAACTACTTTTGAATTTTTAAACCATGCGTAAAAGTTTCTTATTCCTTCTTCTGAGTTAGCAATAGGTTTACCATTACTGTTTAAGGTTGAGCGGGATTTTCCGTCTATGAGGATAGTATTTGGAACTTGTTTAGACGCAAGTTTAGACGAAACCTGTTCTTTGGCTTTGGAAAGATAATCTAAAAGAGGAAGGGTTTTGTCTATTCGGGCAGAACTTTCAGAAGCAGTTCGTCCATTTCCTTCGTCCAAGGTATTTCCTCGTTCGCTGCTTTGGTCAGTAATTCCTTTTCCTCCGGCGTTCCGTTCGATTTCTCTATTTCGTTGAGAAGTTGAATTGTGGTTGTTAATGACATCTTTTATGGTTTTAATTGAAATGAATCCATCGACAATATCAAAGATATGGTTTTTAATCTCTGGTTGTACGTTTTCGCCTTTAATATCTCCACTAATGGCGTATTCTTCAGCTAAATGACAATAGTATTCTTCGGCTTGTATGGCCTCTGATCTCTTGCTGTAATTGTCACCCAACACCCTTGTTAATTCTTCGGGAGTAATACGTCTGAACATTTCGGTAAAGTGAACAGTCTTTTCCCTGAAGCTGTTAAATTCTCTTGCAATCTGGATGTGTGACTTTTCATGCGCCCAGGTTCTGAATAATTGAATCTTATTCGTTACTGAAGGATTGATGATTATATTATTTTCAATCGCTAAACCCATCCAGTTTAGTTTCTTAATTTCCTTTACGGCTGTGTCTGATACTTTTCCTTTAGCAAATTTAGCGGCTTCGGCTTTATCCATGTAATGAACATCGCTTTGGTATTTGGCTGCTGCTTCAAGGTCGGCAATAAGACTGCGGCTGTAGGTTGGGTTGTCGCTAATTGAATAGGCCTTATCAATGGCATCCTGAATGTAAATCTTTTGATCTTCGGCTACGTCCTGAGTTTCAGAAAGCATCTGTTCGCGCCTTTGTTCAGGAGAAAGGCTTAATCTTGATTGTACGTTTCTGGATTCTACTTCTCCGGCAAGACGCTTGTAAAGTTCATACCTTCCTCGCTCTTCAATGAATCCATCCTTTTTGTATGAAAGAATCATATATCGAAGATTTTGAATTTCAAGCGACACTTTGGCCGTTTCGTCTATCTGCTCTTCAGTTCTTTGATCGCCAGGCTTTCTATTTGCCCAATACTGTTTTTGTCTTTCTTGGTGTTCCCACTCTAATTTTTTGAAATTATCTTCAAGTTTTGGGAATATCTTTTTAAAGGCATCTTCTCCAATTTTTAGACTTGCAATTATTTCAGGCTGTCCACCTCTTGCAAACCCTTCAATATCTTGGATAGCGTGCTGAATTTCATGGTAAAGAGTAGATTTTGCACTCTCAATGTCAATTGCCCTTACGTTTATCTCAGGCTGAATATCAAATAATCCCTCACCGCTTCTGTCTTTAAAGGGAGTATATGAACCTCCCGGCCTGACAATACCCTCAATTACTACATTTGTTGCAAGTCCTTTTAATTCTGTATATGCTTCAAATAAATTAGGGTCGTTGATTACATTTTCAAGATCGGTTGCTTTTGATGAAGTTATTTTCATTTCTCCGTCTGGCAAATCATATTTCCATCCATCAGGGAACTTTTCCCATCCGGTAGCCAGAAAGATAGTTTTAGCATCCTTGCCGGCTTCTGTCATTTCTTTGGCTACGGTTAAATTATCAACTAATTCTTCAATGTTGGCTGCTCCTTTTTCTCCGATAATGGAGAACATGGGAACATTGTCACCTTCAACCTCATTTTTAAACCGGATAGCATCATCTTTGGTATTGAAAAGGAATCCTTTCGAATATCGGTTCCAAGGTTTTGAAGCGGTATAAGGTTTGTATTTTTTGGCAACCTGAGAAAATTTATCGTATTCGTCTGAACGTCCGTTGATCTTGACGTTGTAAAGTATCTGGCCGGTCTGAGTGTGTTTAAACTCTTCGACTGGTAACAATTTGGAACCGGTTGATTCTTTTAATGTTCCTTCTTTGGCACTTTGCAGAATGTCTATGATGGGAATATTCCTATCAATTTCCGGTTCTCTTCTTTTTGTTTTCGGAATTTCGATGTTTTCAATTTCATCAAACAGAAAATCAACTTTTTTAATGTCGGAAAGATCGTAGTTAAAACCTGATTCAAGGCTTTCCGGTGCCGTAATGTGTCGCTCAATAATTATAACACGGCTACTTACTGCCGTTCCTGCCTGCTCAAAAGCTACTGGTGGCAATTGTATTTGTCCGATTAAAAAAGCTTCAGGATTCAATAGTTTTCCTTTTTCATTTTCACCGTAAAGGAAAGCATCAAGTCTTTTGGTCATGCTTGGACCATTCGGAATGATAGCAACCAATCGGCCTCCGTCTTTCAAATGGTGAAATGCTTTTTCAACATGATCCATTGCTGTTTTTCCTCCACTTCCGAAAGGTGGATTCATGGCAACACCATTGAATTTATTGATGATATTGAAGTCCTCAAAGTTTGAATTGACAATCTTCTTGTCACCGCCGCCAGAACGAGCATTAAGCTTGCTGTAAAGGCTGAATGATGGCTCAATGGCTGTAATGTTTGAATGTTTCGGGAACCACATTGCTATTGCACCATGTCCGGCACTTGGTTCAAGTCCTGTTTCTTCCGGTGCAAGATTTAACCATTCAACCATTTTTTGTCCTACTGGTTCCGGGGTTGCGAAATAGTCAACACCTTCGCGCTGATCTCTCCGGCCACTTGTTTTCTGGTTGGTATTGTACACCAGAACCGCTTTCCTAAACTCTGAAAGTGTTTCTTGTGCTTTTTTGTCGTACTCTTTGCCGCCTTTTCCCTGATTGATATTCGGTCTTTCGGTTCCTGAATTAAAGAGAACACCTTCAGCGAATGAGCGTAGTAAATCTCTGGCCTGATCACCAATAGCCAAATTCTCGGTTGTGGATAGTTTCTTGTTTACTTTGGATCCAAAATCAATAATTTCCTGATCAAGTCCTAAAAGTGGATATTCAAATATGGCATCCGATTCATTGCCGATCCTGTACGGTCTGCCTTCGATTTGTAGGGCAGTAGTTGACGAAATAGGAAGCGAAAGACTAATCAGTACCCTTTGATGGTTTCCGGTTATGTCGTGCAAGGAAATACCTTCTTTCCCGGCTTCTTCCTGAACTACAAAAATATCCTTCCCTGAATCATCATCATTGAAAAGCTTGACGTTTCCTGATTTATCTTTCTTTGGAGTATCACCATTCATTGTAACTACTTTGCCGGGGAACGCTGCCTGAATCTGATCAATGGCCGGATTGTAATTTAAAGTTTGTTCATACCTTAAAAGATCGGCATACTTACTTTCAAATAAATCAGCATGACCTAACGCCTGGTTTGCTTCATCGATAGTTTTTTCTGAGGTATTTTCGTCTGCTCCGGCCAATACTGCCTTTGCATTTATTCTGGTTACATCAAGTATTTGTTGGAATGGAGGAAGCACATTGGCTTGTTTCCTGCGATGGAACACAATAACCTTACGTCCTAAGTCCAAATGATCTTGAATGCGACTAATGCTCATTGATGCTTTCAGTGATTCAAATAACTTGGTAGTATAATTATAGTCACTGAACACCTTTCCGGCTGCTGCTGATAATCCATTAAACTCTTCTGAATAAATTTCGTTCAGTGCTTTATTGAATACTTCGGCCTGTTCAAGTGCAACCAATGGAAACTCTCTGGAATAATCCTTATCGCTCTCAATGGCTCTGCCAGACATCACACCCTGACTCATTAATTTCTGAGCAAACTGTATTTCCTGCATGGCTATTGCATCCGCATTGGCATTCCTTCTGGCTTGCAGTTTGTGGTATCTCCATTCGTAGGCACCGCCAAAGTTGTCAAGGAAGAATCTTGCTTCCGGATTAACGCGACTTCCTCTTCCGTTCGTTACAGTTTCATTTCCCCAGTCAAATAAAATACCGTTGGCATATCTTAGGTTGAAATGTCCTTTGAATGGAGTAGCAGAAAGGAAAACAACTTTTGTGCGCTCAACGGCTTGTTTTGCCTGCTCCTGAAGTCCTGGAAGTAGCATTTTCTTTTGATCGTCCAAATCTTCCAAACGATCATTCATTTTCTTAATTTCTTCAACACGGTCAGCAACTTGCCAATCCATCAAATCTATATTGGCATTAAAGTTCTTATTGGCCTGAGTATATTTTTCAAACAATGATTTTGATTCAATCCAAACCGGGTGAACAGTCTGAAGTCTTCCAAGTGCTGAACTTAAATCTTTATTTGAAATGGCATAATGAGAAGTAGTCGTAGAAGACGTTGCACCCTTCTTTTCTTCCATCAGTCGATGACTTTCGTCATAAACAACCAAATCAAACTCACGCTTTAAAAGTTCCTGATTTTCCCTGAAATTGGCATAGGTTGTGACTACCG